AAATGCTCACGATGATGGAGCTGATGTATTAGCTGGTATTTACGATAAGACGGTTGGAGAAAGAGGAGCGTCTTTTGGTAGCACTAAACCAGCATAAAAGGAGGTATAAGATATGCTACAATATAATAAAGAATATATAACTAAAGCTGAAAATATAGCTACAATATTAGAATCAGCTAAGCCTGAATGGAATAAAAGAAAAAAGTTATATAGAATGAAAGTAAGAAAAAATAGTCCATCAGGTTTGGTAGCTGAAAATGATAAAGAAACTAAAGTGGCGTTTGAATTTGCTATATCAAATATGATAAATGGATATGCCGGAGGTAAAGCTCCTATATATCAAGTAGAAGAAATGCCAACGAAAGAAAAACAAGCCATTCTAACTAAATTATTTAATAAATTATTCAATGCCAAAGACAATGATAGAAAAGAATATCAAACATTTATTGATTATATAAGGAATTACAATGATGATTCCTTTTTTTATTATAATTTAATACAAAGTTATAATGATTTGTCGGCTGGTTATGGTATTTGGTATGAAAATGAAGATAATGAAATAGTATATGCAAATGTTGACGCAAGACAAACAATAGCTATTTATGATTATTCTACACCTGTTAAAAAGATAGGCTTATTAAGAACTTGGGAAGAAACTGATGAAAAAGGTGAAAAGTTTGATATGGTTGTAGTCACTACCGAAGATTGTAAATACTATTTTAGAAATAGTAAATTAAAAGGTGATGACTTTAGAGAAGATGAAGAAGCAAGAGAAACGATCAACTGGGGTTGTGTTCCTTGTATAGCAATAGAAAATCCTGATGGATTAGCTTGTTTTGAGTTAGCAAAACCTAGTATTGCTAAATATGAAAGAGTTATGAAGAACTCAGGTAATACTTTCCAATACAATGATGACGCTAAACTAATGGTGACTGGTTATGAACCTAGAGAAGATACTTTAATCGAAAAAAGAGATGATAACGGAGAAATAGAACACGATGAAGAGGGTAATATTATATGGATACCTAATGAAAAGAGAAAAAAGGAAGATGAAGTAGTATTACAAGCTCCTGTATTTTATGCCGGTGAGGGTGGAAGTATTGAATGGGTAGAAAAAAATATCAATGATGGTGCTTTAGAAAATTATAAGAAAACACTTATAGATTTAATATTTATGGTTAGTTGTTGTCCTAATGTTAATGATTTAGGCTTTACTAATGCCGATAATAGCTCAGCACTAGAAAAAAAGTTCTTTCCACTAGAACAATCTATCACTTACTTAGATAAATCAGTTAGAAAAGAATTACTAGCTATGTGGGAAGCCTTTACTACTAGAATTAATCTAAAGAAAGGTACAAAATATGACTTTAGAAACTTAAAAATAAAGCTTCAAAGAAATATGCCTACTGATAAGAAAGCCGAAACTGATAGAGCTTTATCATTAAGAGGATTAGTATGTGATGAAACTGTCATCAACTTATTACCTGATGAGTTGGACGCTTCAAGTGAAATAGAAAAAATGAAAACACAAAGTGAAGAAAATCTTGAAGCAAATATGAAAAAGATTGAATCTTTCGGTAAAGATGGAGCTGACGCTCAAGCAGAAGAAAACGATAATCAAGACGCAAAAGAAACAAAAAATGCGTCTAATACTAATCAAGACGCAAGTGTGCAAAATAGCCAAGAAAAGTAGGTGATATATAATGGATAATAAAACTATCCTGAATAACCGATGGAATTACACTGATTTAAAATTAAAAGATTATCTTAGAATTTATAAAAAAACTAACTTAAAAACTCAAGATAATATACAAGATATATTTAATGGTATTGATTTTAATTATATGGATCTAAATAAGCCTATTTCTAATAACCAAAGGAAAAAATTATCTAGGGTTGTTGATGAATGGAAACAACTTGAATTATTAAAAGGATATTTTGAATATAAAGTTATAGAAATTCTAAATAAGAGATATATTACTAATCAAGAAATGTTAAGTATATTATTGTGGGGTGCTTTTGTAAAAGAAAGAAGTCAGTTAGACGAATATGAGGAAGTCTTATTTACTGAAATAGGACAAGATTTATATAAACAAGGTATTGATGAAATAAAACCTACTAAAAAGAAAAAATGGAGTTTAACTTGGGAATATATATGGTCTATGTTATGTTTACCTAATGTAAAAGGCAGTAGCTGGATAACATATATTGAAGCTTTAGCACTAACTAACGCTCAAGAAATAGAAAGACAAACTATTATCCAATTACAACAAAATAAAAAGCCTAATATAGAAGATGATGTATTTAAAAACATTTTAAAAAAGCAACAAAATAGATATATTTCTATAAATGATGATAAAATAAGCGGTGCTTTAGATAGTCAAGTTGTAGAAATAGCCAATAAATCATTATTAAAAGCTGGTGAAGATGTAGGACAAAAGAAATTAAGAGTTAGATTTATTGCTGAAATTGATGATAGAACAACTAAGATGTGTGATGGTATGAATGGTATGTTATTCTATGTTAATGATTGGAATAGGTTTTATAGATATAGTGATGATGATAAAAGAGATGTCCTTTATACAATTAAAGGACTAGAAGTTGGGGCTAATTTGCCACCGATTAATAATCATTTTCATTATTGTAGAAGTACAATTACTTATCTTACTGAAATGAAGTATAATGAGCTTATAGCCGAGTATAATCAGTTAAAAAGGATAATACCTAGTGAAGTACCTGAAAGCCTTGAAGAATACGCTAAATTAAGGTATAATAATAGCAATTATTATGAAGAAATAAAACTCAAAGAGGAAATAGGAAAACATTATAAAAAAGACCTAGAAATAGGTGAAAAAAAGAAAACTTTATCATTTAATAGTTATTATGAAAAAGTAAATGATACAAGAGAGTATTTAAGAAATGTTCAAGCCAAAGATTTTGGAACTATTGGTGAAATAAAACTACATACCATTGATAGAATGATAGATAGAAATATCACTAAGGAAGATATAAAAAATATATTAGAAGATCCAACTAATCACTGGTATAGTCCTATAAATAATAGTGAGGTTTTCTTCAAAGATAAAAAAATGGTTGCTATTGATATAGAAGAATTAAGTGTCAAGACAGCGTATAAGGGAAGAGGTAAGAAAAATGAATAATCCTAGAAAGATTTTATCTATAAAAGATATAGAGTTATTAGAATCAAAAAATATTGATATTCCTGATAAAGAATTGAATGATAGTGAATGGGATAATTTAATAGTTCAAATAGCAATCAATTTGGAACAGGAAGAAGCCGAGAGGCTAATAGATATATTAGATGACAGCACTAAATAAGGTGCTGTTTTTCTATACTACTTTTTATAGGTAGTATATCAATAGTAAAGAAATACTTTATTGTTGATATAGTGCTTATAAAATAGCACTAAATAATGATTATTAAGAGGAATGATAGCTACATTCCTTTTTTTAATGCCTTTCTATTGTGGCTCAACAATGGAGTTTTGTGTAAATGTAATGAGCTGGGGACTTAAAAAGTAAATGGCTTGGGACAAAGGAGGAATAAGAATGGACACAAATAATTCAAATGGTGTTGTTGATAACAATGTTCAACAAAACCAAAATGTAGGTGCTAATGTACCTAAAACTTTTGACGAAATGTTGAAAGAATCTAATTATCAAAGTGAATTTGATAGGAAAGTTCAAAAATCTTTAGAAACAGCTAAGGCTAAATGGGAAGCTGAACAAGAAGCTAAACAAAGTGAAGCCGAAAAATTAGCAAAGATGAAAGATGATGAGCGTAGAAATTATGAGCTAGAACAAGCTCGAAAAAAACAGGAAGAAGCTGAATTAAAATTAAGTGCTTATGAATTAAAAGAAGAAGCAATTAAGATGGCTAATATTCCTGAAACTCAGGTAGATGTTTCTTTATTGAATCTTATAGACTTTAGAAGCATTAAGGCTGAACAAGTAGAGCCTACTATTAAAAACATAAAGAAAGTATTTGATAGTGCTGTTGAAAATGAAGTGAATAAGAGATTAAAAGAAACTACTCCTAAGACAGTAAACGCTAATAGTTCTTCAAATAGTGAAAGAGTATCAAGATTTAGCGTTTAGTTATTGCCAAACAAAGGAAGAGGAGAGTGATTTAATATGGCAAAAACAAGTTCATTAAATATTCAAGACTATTTAAACGATGATGTTATGGATAGTCTAGCTGAAACACTTGACGGAGTTATTGAAAATATCCAATCAGGTTGTGTCAGTGAAGCTTTAAAAGCTAAAAATGGTAGTGGAGATCCTACTACAGGAAGTGTAGAGTATAAGAGATTTGCAAATGCAGTAATCCAAGAAAAAGGAACAGCAAGAGCAAATGGAAAGGGTAATAAAGTAAAAGCTAAACCAGTTGTTGTAAATATTGATGATGATAAAGAAATCATTGAAGAACTACAAGAAAAAGACCTTAAATTATATGGTGTTGATGGTATGGCTAAAAAGAGAAGTAAAAACGCTCAAGATGTTATCAAGACTTACTATGATAGAAAGTTCTTTAGAATTGGTCGTGACGCTGGTATCCAAGTTGCTAGAGTTAGTGGAGATACAACTAAGAAAATCGTTGATAGATTAATTAGTACAGCAAAAGTGACTAAAAATGATTTTGTTGATGGTGTAGATGAAGAGTTAATAGCTTTAGTAGTAAATACTAAATATAAAGGTGAATTAAAAGATTATTTAGATAGTCTACCTAACGGAACAACTCCATCAAATGGAGCTATTGGTATGTATCAATCAGTTATCACTTATGAATCTAATCGTATGCCAAGTGATGTTCCAGCTATGGTTATGTTAAAAGAAGCTATAGCATTACCAAACTATACAAGTGAATATGGAGCTGAAAAAGTACCATTCGATGACGCTATAGCGCTTGAATTATTCGCATACTCAGGTGGAGAAGCTTTAGTACCTGAAATTATCTTATACGATTGTGATTATACTTATACAGAAGTTGAAATTACACAATTTGCTAGTGGTACAACTTATTACACTTATAACAAAGGTGAATATACAGCTGTTCCATCAGGTGCTACATTCGATAATGAAGAAACATATTACACTAGAGCGTAGTTAAATAAAAAAAATAAAGAGAAGAAAGGAATTAAATTATGAGAAAGTTTTTATGTAAAGAATCAGGAGCTGTTTTATTAGTTAATAGTAAGGAAGTTGCTAAGCAATTTGCAAGAAGTGACGCTTACGAAGAGTTAAAAGAAGTAGAAGCTCCTAAAGAAAAAGCTATTAAGGATTATACTAAAAAAGAATTAGTAGCTTATCTTAAAACTCTTGATATTGAAGCTAGTGAAGATATGAAAAAAGATGATTTATTAGCTTTAATTCCTGAGGAATAAAATAATTAGAATTGGAGGGTAATAGAATGAAAGAAGAAGCTAAAAATAAAATGCTAAAAAGGTTAAAAGATGACCTTAGCGTGAACTTTAAAACTGGGGACGATAGTATATTGTCGGATTTTATTGATGATTATATTTCTATTGCCTCCAACAATTCTAATCGTTCAAAAGACGATGAAAAATTATATCCGTATGTTTATAAGGCTGTTAAATCAGCATATCTTTTACGAGGAGATGAGGGTAGTTCTAGTTCTACTGAGGGAAGTTTATCTACATCTTATGAAGATATAGAAGAAAAACTAGCTCAAAAGGTTAGAACTATTAGGGTGGTAAAATGAGGATAAAAAATTTATCCACAATGTACATTTATAAGCCTGATAAAAAACTAATAAAAGGTGAGTATACTACTAATTGGTATTATAAGGGTGAAGAAATGATAAACCAACAACAAGACATAGACGAATTAAACCGCAATAGTGCTGGTGAAATAGACTATGAAATTGTTAAACTTCGTATTGATAGAAAAGTCGATATAGATAAAGGTGATGGAATATCTTTTAGTCCTTTAGAAGTAGATGATGATAAAAAGGTTAAAAATGATAAAAAGCCTTATTATTTAGTTGAAAATAAGCCACAAATAGGTAAAACAACACTTTATACTTTAATTACTAATAACGGAGAATAGTTATGATTGATATAAGTTGGAATAAAGATAATCTTAAAAGTTTTGAAAAGAAGATGGAAACTATAATTAAAAAGCTTCCTGAAACAGCTAAATTAGGTGTTGAAGATTCTTTAAAAAATACTCAAGAAAAAGCTTTGAAAAATAAGCGTGGAAATAAAGATGAGAAACTTATTCCTATTGAAATATTGGATTTTGACAAAGGTAAAGTTGTTGGTAGAGTTTATACTAACAAAGATTTATTTTCTCACGCACCATTTTTGGAATATGGTACAGGAACTAAAGCTGAATTACCACACATAGGACAAACTAAGACTTTTATTCAAAGTGGATATAGATATTGGTTCTTGCCTGTAGAAAAGGTAGATAGACAATTTAGTCCTGAAAGAATAATAGTAATAGATGGGAAACAATTCTATTTAATGTTTGCTACTAAACCATATCCATTTATGCGTCCGGCTTCATTTTCCTCTCGTCAGGAAAATGCTGATTTAGTAAATGAGAGAATAGGAAAAATGTTGATGGAGGTATTAAAGTGAAAGAATTTAAAGTAAGTGAGTTTTACGATATGGTAATAACTATATTAGAAACTATTATGAAACAAGTAGTAGGAGAAAATCCTAATGGAGATAGTAAATTTCCTTGTATAGTAGTACAAGCTCCAATGAGATTAGACGAAGTAAACGGAGAGAAACTACCAATATTATCAAGATTCTCAATTACTTGTGAGGCTTGGACTAAAAAGAAAGCCACCAGTATTGAACTTGCTGATGAAATAGATAGTAAATTAAGAGGATATAATTTTACGAGAACAGGAACACCTATAAACCTTTATGACGAGAACACTAAATGTCATCGTTACGGAGGAAATTATGAGGTGTTTTATAATGCTCTCACAAATAGTTTAGAAAAAGTAAAATAGGTAAAGGAGGAATATATATGACACCTAAAACAGGTACTTTAACTAAAATTTATATAAGTGAAAAGGAATATCCAAGTGAATCTGATTTAACTTTAATTATGTATACTGAGGAAATTCCAGCAATAGAAGATCCAGCAGAAGCTGTGACATATCAAACTACTGATATGGACGGAGAAGAACAAAGTAAAGGTAGTAAAAAAGCAACTACTCCAGCTATCCCAGTTCTTTATAAGAGTGAACAACACGATGAATTAAAGACTAAAGCTGATAGCAATAAAAGTTATTATTTCTTCATTCGTTATCCTGAATCTACTTGTACTAGTGGAGAAAGTCCTTTAGTTAAATCTTTCTCAGCTCAAATGGATTTAACTGGTGATACTATTACAGCTGGAGATATTATTAAAGATACTTTAACTTTATATAGAAATTCTAGTGTAAAAGAAAGTCACGGATTACCAGTAGCTCCAACTCAATCAGGTAGCTAATAGGTGATAAATAATGGCTAAATTTAAAAATAAGGAAACTGGTCGTGTTTGGGATATTACCAATGCGGAACATCTTAAACACTTCCGTTCTAATCCTAGATTTGAAGAAATAAAAGAAAAAACAAGTAGTAAGGAAACTAAAAAGGTAGAAAAAGCTACTAATAAAAAATAAAAATAAAGGAAAGAGGTTTTATTATGATTTTAAAAGTAAAAGATAAAGAATATTCATTTACAGCAACTATGAAAAAAATAGTTTCTATGAATAAAAAATTAAAGGTTAAAAATTTAAGGGACGCTTTTTTTAAAGCTCTAAACGATGTAGATTTTGAGTTCTTAGCTGACGCTCTTTTAAGCTTTGCTGATGACGAAACAAAGAAAGAATTAAATAACGATTCTAACAAAGTTTATGATATGATGGAAGCTTATGTTAATGAGAATGAAACTGATTATGAAGCTATATATAAATTACTAGCTGAGGAGATAAATGATAAAAGTTTTTTCGGCAAAAAGATGACGGAGGAAGAAATAAAGGCTCAAATGGACAATCCGCTAGCCAGCTTCGACATCAATCAAGTAATTACCAATACAGCGGAAAAAGTAATGGGAGAAGTAGTAGCGGAAGAGTTCAAAGGATACAAAGGCTAGATTATATAGATCTAATATATGATTTAGAACCTTTAGCTTATAGATTTGGAATGAAACCTCACGAGTTTTGGGATTCTATTTATAGAGAAGTAGCTTTGTATGTAGAATCTCGTTCTCTCCAATATGAGCAAGAAATTAAATCACGAATCTTGTTAGCTGAAAATTTGGGTAATAAAATGATAGGCTCAGGTATGACAGCTAAAAATCCTAAAAATGTAAATCTTATTAAAGAAATTTATCCGGATTTATTTAAAGAGGAATTAGCAAGACAAAGTGTATTTGAAAGAAAAGCAAGTGAGGGAGAGGAATTAGTCAATTTAATGTTAGAATTGACGGAAGAGTTGAGGCAAGAAACGAAAGGAAAAGAATAATAAGGAATCACACAAAGGAATGGTGGTGATGACTTATTACAATAGAAGAATTAGAAATAATTATAAGGGCTAATATTACTGACGCTATGAGCGGTATTAAAAAAATAACTGATGAAGTTAAATCAGCTGTAGCTAAGAGTGTTGAGCCTATGAAAAATCTAACTACTCAAGCAAAAGATATGGCTAGTAAAAGTGCTTCTAGCGTATCACAAATGAAAGCTCAAATGAAAGGATATAGTAATTCTATTCAAGAAACAGCTAAACAACAAGAATATTTAAAATCAAAAATAGAAGATTTAAAATATTTGTTATCTCAAGCTGATATGGGGTTTGAAGTTGGTGATACTTTAAAGATTGAAGCTGATATTGAAAAACTTGAAAATAGATTAAAAAAACTACAAAATCAAGGAAGAAATACTGGAGAAGAAGTTTCTAGTGCTTTTGATAAAATAAAAGCTAAAATAAAAAGTGCTGGAACACATATAGCTAGTTTAGGAAGTAAATTTAAAGCCACTTTATCAAGTAGCAAAGGCTTAGGTAAAAGCTTTAATTCAACTTTTAATAATGGGATTAAATCTATTAAAAAGTTTGCTTTGGGATTATTAAGCGTTAGAACAGCGTTTAGTATGGTTAGTAGAGCTATGCAATCATATTTAAGTTATGATACACAATTAAGTAATTCTATTCAAAATTGTTGGAATGTTCTAGGAAGTCTATTAGCACCAATATTAGAGTTTGTTATTAGTTTATTTTCAAAAGCTGTAAGCTATGTAAATGCTTTTGTTGAGGCTCTTACAGGAATAAATCTTGTTGCAAGAGCTAATAAAAAAGCCTTAGATAGTCAAGCTAAATCAACTAAAAAATTAAGTGATACTCAATCTAGTTTAGATGAGTTCCATACTGTCAGCACCGATACTGGATCAGGTAATGACAACAAACCTATAACTGTAGAGCCTGTAGATATGGATAAACTTGATTTTCTTTTTGATTGGATTGATAAAGCTAAAAAATTATTAGCTACTTTATTTGATCCAATAAAAGAAGCTTGGGATAACAAAGGTAAAGCTTTTATAGATAGTTTAAAAAATGCTTTTGAGGGTATAAAAAGTCTAGGAATAGCTGTGTTTAGTTCTATATTTGAAGTATGGACTAATGGTACAGGGCAAAAAATAGTCGAAAATATCTTAGAAATGTGGACTAATGTATTCAACATTGTTGGAGCTTTATCTCAGGCTCTAGCTAATGCTTGGAATAACGCCGGAAATGGAACAGCAATAATTCAAGCTATAGCTGATATATTTATAGGCATACAAGATATTGTTAATAGTATAGCTAATTCTTTATTGAATTGGGTTATGAGTGATAATTTCCAAAGTGCTTTAAATGTAGTATTAGGTATTTTAGCTGATTTATTTGGATATGCTCAAGAAATTATGGCTTGGGTAGTGACAATGTATGAAACTTATTTAGCTCCAGTAGTTGATAAAGTTTTAGATTGTATATCAAGAATAATTATAGCTATTGGCTCAGTATGGGAGTTCTTAAAACCAATAATAGATACAATTATCGATGTAATTATGAATGTACTAGAACCTGTTATTGATGGTTTGTGCGGAATAATAGGTGGTATCATTGACGCACTAAGTGGCGTAATGGACTTTATTACAGGAGTATTTACTGGTGATTGGAGTAAAGCTTGGGAGGGTTTAAAAACTTTCTTAGGTGGAATAATAGACGCTGTAGCTTCTTTATTCACTGGTTTATTTAATACTATAAGAGCAATATTTAAAGGTGCTTGGGATATTATAGTGTCTATATGGTCAGTAGTAAGCACTTGGTTTAATAATGCTGTTATTAAGCCTTTAGCTAATCTATTTAATGGTATATGGAATACTATGAAGAATGGAGCTCAAAACGCTTGGAATGGTATTAAAAATATCTTCTCATCAGTGGCAACATTCTTTAAAAACATATTTGGTAATGCTTGGAATGGTGTAAAAAATATATTCTCTAGTGGTGGAAGAATCTTTAGTGGTATTAAAGATGGTATATTCAATGCGTTTAGGTCAGTAGTTAATACTTTAATAGCTGGTATAAACAAAGTTGTTTCTATACCATTTAATGCAATAAATGGAGCTTTAAAGACTGTCAGGGATATATCATTCTTAGGAATAGAACCATTTAAAGGATTGATAAAACTTGTAAATGTTCCACAAATACCTAGCCTAGAAACCGGAGGCGTACTAGATAAAGAAACTATAGTAAGGGTTGCTGAATATTCTAATGCAAGATCCAATCCGGAAATTGTATCTCCAAGAGATATGATGAAAGAAACTATGAAAGAAGCTCTTGAAGAATCTAATATGAATAATACTTCTCAAAAGGTAGATGTAAATATTACTGGAAAATTAACCGCTGATGGTGATGATTTAGTATATGTTTATGATAAAAATAAGAAAGACAAAGGTTATGATGGTGGAAAAAATCCATCATTTGCTTATTAAGGAGGGATAACTAATGATAAAAAAAGGTAAAAATCCATTGTTTTTATTTAATGGTGAAGCTCTTCCTAGTAATCCTCAAGTAGGATATTTAGAAGAAAATGAGCAATTAGTAAAAGGTACTCGTAATACTAGAGGACAAACAATAGCTCAACCTATAAATAGGAGAATAAATAAGTTTAATAACATAGTCTTTCCTATTTTAACTTTAGAAGATTATAATTGGTTGAAAAAGAAAGTAGCTAATTTTGAAGTTCTTTTAACTTATTATGATAGTGATGAACTTGATGTTGTTATTCGTAGGTTTTACTTTGGAAATTTGAGTGGTGAACCTAGTAAATGGGAAAACTATCAGTCAGTACAAAAACCTATTGAATATAAAAATGTTAAAGTAAACATTATTGATATGGGGTATTAGATTATGGCAAGTAAAAATATGATTGAACAACTTAAAAAACCTAAGAGAAATCTTGGGTTTTTGAAAGTTAAATTTAATATAGTGGATCCGGAAACTAATCCGGACTTATCAAGTAATAGTGAAGAGATATTTAGTGACTTAGATAATATCAAAGAAACAACAATACCTCAATCTAAAAATTATGCTACACTTGAAAAAAACTTTTGGCTTCTTAATGATAGTCAGCCAATATATGGTAGTGAAGAACTTGAACAAACTTATGTGAGTTCTTATATGAGTGATAAAAATTGTTTGTTTAGTGATAAAGCTTGTATAACTCTTACATCAAGCGTTTACTTAACTACTTTAGGACTTACAATGGTTTTTGATAGTATTGATAAAAACTATGCAAAAAAACTAAAGGTAAAAGCATATAGAGATAGCACTATGATTATGGATAAAGATTATACTTTGAGTAGTTATAGTGATAGATTAATTTTTGCTGATAATGAAGAGTTAGTTAGATGGAATAAAATTGAAATATATTTTATAGAATCTAGTTTACCTTATAGGAGAATAAGAGTAAATCAATTACTATTTGGTATTATGGAAACATATACCGATGAGAACTTAATTAGTGCTGAAAGTAAAGAAAAAACAACAATGATAAACTCGGAGCTTCCTACTCATACATTTAAGTTTACTATTGATAATATGAATAAATTGTTTAATCCTGATAATCCGCAAGGCTGGTATAGATATATATTACAGCAACAACCTATTTCTTATGAATGGGGCTATCAATTAGATGATGGAACTATTGAATGGATATTAGGTGGAAAAATGCTTCTTACTGGTTCGGTAGAGGTTGGAGAAAATCAAGTATCATTTAGTACGACTTCACTTATCAATTATCTTACTAAAGTATATAAAAAAGGCGTGTATAATTCTAGTGGTAGAAGTTTATATGATTTAGCGGTAGATGTATTAGAAGATAGTAATATAGATAGTAGCCAATATAATTTATGGAGTGGCTTAAAGTCTATTAAGACTGACGCACCTTTACCTAAATTAGAAGCTAGACAATTACTTCAAATAATAGCAACTACTGGAAATTGTATTTTATTTACTAATAGAGAGAATGTTATAAATATTCAACCTTTTAACTATGTATTAAATCCTGATGGAATGAGCTATGATTTTATTACTAGCAATCCTGTAGTTAAAGTACAAAGTGAGCTACATAATACTATCATATATATAAATCATTATTCTAAGGAAGATAATGTAAGTGAATTGTTTAAAAATGAATCTTTAGAGATAACAGGAACAAAGACTATTGAAATAGAATATGACTTAGCAACTGACATATCAGCTACTATAACAGGTGGAACTATAGTTAATGCTAATTATTATGGTAGATATGCAATATTAAAAATTACTAATACTGGTGAAGATACAATATCTTTAAAAGTGTCAGGTAAGAAAATAAATAATAGTCAAACAATAGATTCAAAACAATTTAATGATGATGGTGAGAATATTGAATATAAAAATGATTTGATTACTCAAATGGTTGAAAACTCAAAAGAAACTAAATTAAAAGACTTTATAGGAAACTGGTACAACAATAGAAATATTTACTCTTTTGAAAATAGAGGAGATATTGTAAAAGATACTAGAGAGATTATTCCTATAGAAACTGACTTTAGTAATAGTTTAATTGGGTATTTAGTAGAAAACAATATAAAATATGATGGAGCTTGGTCTGGTAATAGTGTAGTAGTAAAAGTAGGTGATAACTAATGGCGTGGATAGATCCTATATATGATAGAACACAAGCTGATGTTGATTTAATAAAATTAGATCCAACTAATAGCAATAATAAAGGTGCTTATAATTATACTGACTTAAATAGAATAGAAAGTAATTGTGAATATATAATGAATCTACTAAATAATAGTGGTTTATTTTATTATCCAATCAATATAGAAGTAAAAACTGATTGGAATGTTAAAGACATACCTCACATTAAAGATATAAATAGAATAAGACAAAATATTCTAACTTTAAAAAATGGTATGAATCTAGGTGAAGAATATAAAGAAATAGAATTTAGTAAAACAATGGATTATATTAAAGCTAATATTCTTGAAAAAGATTTAACTTTAATAAAAGGTATTATTGATTCTTGTATGAGAGAATTAAGAAAGTGTAATACTTTCTATTGTGGAGCTAATGGTATTGGTTTGTATGCTAAGCCTGATAATCAAGAGCCTGTCGGCTTTGTAAAAATAAAACAATATGCAGGTTTGATATATTGTGGAGAGGAGTTTAGTTTATGAAACAATATAATAAAACGAATTGGAAAGATAGAATAGTCCAATTTCCTAATAGATATAAAGACCAAGATAACAATATTATAACTTTAACTCAAGATCCGGGGGAAGTTGCTCAAGATGGAACTCTTGTAGAAGCTGAGATAATGAATAATATTGAAAATGGAATTGAAGAATCATTTAAAAATAGAGATTTTGGATATTCTACTACTTTACTCGTGGCTAACTGGACTAAAAACACTAGTACAGGATACTACGAATATGATATAATAAATGAGGACATTACAGCTCAAACTATTGTTGATGGAATGTTGGATATTGAAAATCAAGCTAAACTAAATATTGCTTATACTTTATCTTATACAGGTGGATTTAAAGTAATAACTACTGAATTACCTAATGAAGATATAGATATAACTTTCAAATATTCATTGTTGAATAGTGATGATGAAAATTTAGTAGCAAGAGGAACAATAAATGTTAGTGCTATTGATACTAAAAATATAAATAAAATATATGGTATTAAAAGGTCATTAACTACATCGTCATCAGCTTGGGAGAGAATAAAAGACGCTGTGGGACTTGTAGCTAACGCTCAAGTAGGAACAACGCCTGTAAGAAATGATTTTGATGAAATTTATCCGTGGAGTGATATAATTTCTTACAATTATGATATAACAGCTAAGCAAATAACCGCCTATTATGGTGATCCAACCTTTAAATTTGATGGTTCAAATGGTGATGTATTTACCAAGATACCTGAATTTTATTGGAAAAGATATAGAGATGAAAATTATGAATATATTTTAATCTCAAAAAATAAGTTAGCTGGTTATATTAAAAGTGAAGAGTTTTCGGTTGGTAGATATACTATGTCAGGCAGTGAATCAAGAGTTTATAGTAGAAGTGGATACACACCATTCACAAATAAAACTATTACAAACTTTAGAAGTTATGCAAGAAGTTTAGGAGCTGGATTCGGTCAAATGGACTGGCACTATTTTATCTTACAAATGCTTTACTTAGTAGAATATGCTGACTATAATAGTCAATCTAAACTTGGTTTAGGTTATACTAATGGCTCTCACACAGCACCAATAAATAGTGGTGGTTGTGATGTACTGGGTATGAAGTCAGGAAGCAAAGACGGAACCGATAATACTTCTATGATTTATAGAGGTATTGAAGATATATTCGGTAATATATGGCAATTTGTTGATGGAATCAATATTAAAGATAGAAAAGCTTATATTTGCTATGATTCTAATAAATATGCTGTAGATACATTTAGTGGTAGTTATAAAGCTTTAGGTTATACTAATGCAACCGCTAATGGATTTGTTTCTAAGCTAGGATATGATTCCGCTAATCCTATGGTAGCGTTAGCTACTGAATCAGCTGGAAGTAGTGATACTAATATGTGTGATTATTATTACCAAGCTGAGGGAGATAGGATTGCTCTTGTCGGCGGTATGTTTTGGGACACCTTGACTTGTGGCTTTTGGGATTGGGGTTTTGACCATACTTCGTCCTGTGTTTCTTCCGATACCGGTGCTCGACTTCTTAGAAACCAGTAAAGTGGGGGTTTGGGGGCGACCAGCCTCCCATAAAAAGAATCGACTTTAGTCGATTATAAAAAATAAAATTACCTTGTAGGGAATGATGTGTAGTTGAGCGTGGTTTTTGATGAGCCTTTCTTGTCGGCGGTATGTATGATCACTCAATGTTTTGTGGTGTTTCTTACTTTCATTGTTTTTACCTTTCTAGTCAGGCTCTTTCTTATCTCGGTGCTCGACTTCTTATAAGGGATTTGATGTGTTTTGTACCGGTTTGTAGTTCTAGCTACTTATTGGTTTCTTTGCTCTTGTCGGCGGTAATTGGAACAACACTTCCAAGGCTGGCTTGTGGTATTGGAATTTCAATAATGCTTCGTCTAATATGTGGACTACCATCGGTGCTCGACTACTTAATTTGTTCTTAAGGAACTTGGTGTGTGTGGGCACTTTTAAATCATTTAGATTTCTTGTCGGCGGAGGCTGGAATAATGGTTCATCTAGTGGTTTGTGGTATTGGAATTTCAGTGAGAATTCTAGTGCCTATGGTGTTGTCGGTGCTCGACTACTTAGTTTGATAATGGGACTTGATGTGTAAGAGTGCTGGCTTGCTCTGAGCTTTGCTCTTGTCGGCGGTATGTATTGGGACACTTTGACTTGTGGCTTGTGGTATTGGGCTGTAGATCATACTTCGTCCTATACTTATTCCGATACCGGTGCTCGACTTATTATATGGGATTTGATGTGTAAGAACTTAGCTCTGGTTTTCTTACTTGTCTGCGGAGGCTGTGATACCACTTTGGAAGCTGGACTTTTGGTGTGGTGGTTTTGTGGCTTTTCCGTTGATTCGTGGGTAGCTGTCGGTGCTCGACTTCTTATTTATAGGGAAATGATGTGTATGAGAGTGCCTGTCATACTTCCCATCATCTTGTCGGCGGTAGATATGGTCTTGGTTTACCGGCTGGCTTGTGGTGTTGGACTATGAACAATACTTCGTCTAATGTTGCTATCAATATCGGTGCTCGACTTATTATATTAAGATACTCATTATGGGATTTGATGTGTTTTGTGCTGGTGTTTTTCTCTTTGTATATACTTTTGCTCTTGTCGGCGGTAGATATGATAATGGTTTGCCGGCTGGCTTGTGGTATTGGAATTGCTGGGAGAACTCGAGTAGTGCTAACGCTAACATCGGTGCTCGACTTATTATATTTAAAATACACATTAAGGGATTTGGTGTGTTGGCTCGGTCTTAATTAAGCCTTTCTTGTCGGCGGTGCTTTTGATGGTACACTTTCTTATGTCGGCTTGTGGTATTGGTGGTTTGCTGAAACTTCCTCTTATTATGGTATTACGACCGGTGCTCGACCACTTATATAAAATAACTTACACATCATTTTCCTCAGCCCTTGCTGAAAATTAGTCGTTCTGGGTTGCTTTAGTAGGTTTATCTCCTGAAAGATGGAATTTCTCGAAAAAGTGGCAGGCAAATATAAGAATTTGGTGACAAATGAATGAAAAGAAAAGGATTTATTTATGAAAAAATTGTTGAGCTAGACAATATTGAATTAGCAATTTGTAAAGCTAGTATGGGTAAAACTAAGAGAAAAAATGTTGAAAAAATATTAGATTCTCCTACTTATTATGCTATGCAGGTTCAAAAAATGCTAAAAGAAAAAAGTTATACTCCTAGTCCGTATATTGAAATGATAATACACGATGGAGCTAATAAAAAAGAAAGAATAATTTATAAGCCTCGATTTTATCCGGATCAAGTAGTACACTGGGCTTTAATGCTACAAATACAATCAATTATTTATAAAGGTATGTATGAATTATGCTGTGCTTCTATTAAAGGTCGTGGAATCCAAAGAGGAATGAATTATTTAAAAAGAATATTAGTAAATGATAGGAAATATACTAAATATTGTTTAAAGCTTGATGTTAAAAAGTTTTATCCTAGTATTGATAAGGATATATTAAAATCTAAATTTAGAAAAATAATAAAAGACAAAGATACGCTAGATTTAATAGATGTTATTATTGATAGCGGTAAAGAGGGTTTACCTATTGGTAATTATACCTCTCAATGGTTTGCTAATTTTTATTTACAGGATTTAGATCATTATATTAAAGAAGTATTGAAAGTAAAATATTATATTCGTTATATGGACGATATGGTTCTTTTTTCAAATAATAAAAAGGAATTAAGAAAAATTAAATATGCTATTGAAGAATTTTTAAGAAATGAAAAATTGACTATAAAAGAAAATTGGCAATTATTTAAAACCGAAAGCCGTCCTATTGATTTTTTAGGATATAGATTTTATAGAGGATATACTACTTTAAGAAGAAGTAATTTTTTGCGTATAAAAAGAAGAGCAAAAAAGATTTCTAAAAAAGATGAATTGAATTTCAAAGACGCTTCCGCTATGTTAAGTTATAGTGGTTGGTTAAAACATTGTGATTCATATAATTATCAACAAAAATATATTAAACCATTTATTGATTACAAGAAATGTAAGGAGGTTGTAAGAAATGAAAGCAAGAAGTACAATAGCTCCGGAAAGTTTCAAAATAGGTGATAGAAAAGGCAACTTAATTGAAGTTGCTTTTTTTGATGATGTAAAAGAGATTCAAGAAGAAGATGAAACACTTTATGAATACTCAGTTTATAAAATCACTACTATTTATAGAAATGATTTAGAGCAAGCAATAAATGATAACTTAAATGATTGGCTAGTTTTAGCTAAAACTAGAGATTATGAAGCTATGGCTAATAAAGTAAGGGAAGTAAGAGATAAGTTATTAGCTGAAAGTGATCAACACTTATTACTAGATAGAATAGGATTAAATATTCCTAGTGAAATAACAGCAGGTAATTTATTATCAACAATTAAAACTTTCTTTACTAATTTTAATGAGATTCTTAATGGTGAATGGGCTGAGTATAGACAAAAGCTAAGAGATATTACTAAACAAGAGGGATTTCCTTATAATGTGGAATTTCCTGATATTCCTGTAGAAAACAAAAGTAATAAAGAGGATTAAATATGGATAGTATATCAGTTGGCTTAGTGTTCACTATTATTGGAGGTATTATTGGTTATGCTACTTTTTATATGAATAGTAAAAAGAATACTAAACAAGAAACCAAAGAGGAAGTAGCAACAACAACTAAAATTGATACTAAATTAGATATAATTAGTAAAAATGTTGATGAAATAAGGCTTGATAATAAAGATATATCAAAATCTTTACAATCGTTAGCTGAAAGAGTGTCGGCGGTAGAATCTTCTACTAAATCAGCTCATCATAGACTTGATAATATTGAAGATTCTATGAGAAAGTGATAGGAGGTAGAATATGGATAATTTTCTTTCGTGGGACACCTTAACCACTTATGCAAGTTTTGTCACTATAGTATTTATGGTGGTAGAATTTACTAAAGGGTTAAAGTATATAAAAAAGATTCCAACGAAGTATTGGAGTTTTTTTATTGCATTTATATTATTGACTATAACAAATATTGTTATGGGAACATTTAGGGCTGTAGATATAGTTATATATTTACTAACAGCTATATCAATTAGCTTAGGCTCTAATGGATTAAGTAATTTTAATAATGGTAAAGGAGAGGGCAAATAAATTGCTCTCTTTTTTATAAATAATTTTCATTTAAAGGAGGAATTAAAATGGAAGAAAAAGAAATCGTTGTAGAAGAAACAACAAAAGAAGTTGAAGAATTGGAAGTACAAACAACTTTCAATGAAGATGGAATGGATATTTTAGTAGAGGACGGTGAAATTGAAAATGAATGTAAGAACGACTAAACCTACATCAGGAAATAAATTTTTTATTACTAAAAGTAAAGGTGGATATTCAACTTGTATCCAAGGTAGTCCTACTGATAGTCAATGTAATGTATTGTCTAATTGTGTTGGTTATGCTTGTGGAAGATTCAATGAAATAATTGGTGCTATGAAATATCCATCATTAAATTGTAATGCTGAAAATTTTATTGAAAGAGCTAAAAATACTTATGGCTTAGAAATATCATCAGTACCAACTTTAGGTGGTATTATGGTTTGGCAAAAAGGAACTTTGTCAGGAAACGATGGAGCAGGTCATGTAGCTGTTGTTGAAAAAATTATAGACAGCAATACTATTTATACAAGTGAATCCGGATATGGTGGAAGTGCTTTTTGGAATAGTACAAGAAGAAATACTAATGGAAGATGGGGACTAGGTAGTGCTTATACATTTAGAGGTTGTATAGTAAATCCAGCCATAGGAAAAGTAGTAGCACCAACTCCAACACCATCAGCAAAGAAAAGCGTTGATGAGGTAGCTAAAGAAGTTATCCGTGGTGAATGGGGAAATGGCGATGAAAGATATAATCGTTTAACTAATGCTGGATATAATTATAACGAAGTTCAAGCTAAAGTTAATGAGTTGTTAAATAGTAATAAGCCAACTCCAGCACCAACTCCAAGCGTTGATATTTTAGATCTAGTTCGTAAAACTATAAGAGGTGACTTCGGTAATGGAGAAGCTCGTAGAAAAGCTTTAGGTTCTAATTATGATGAAGTACAAAGACAAGTAAACTTAAATCTTAAAAATGGTTTAACAAGATGGGATAATATAAAATTATTTTAGAAAGTGAGATATTAAAAGAGGCTAGCCTTAGTTGGTTAGCTTCTTTTTTTTTGCTCTAATTTAAA